CATCGCTTATTAAATCCTGGCGTCTGTTAGGGCGCGTCACTCCTTGCGCGCCGCCTCATTGCGGCATTTGATTCGGCGTGACGATTGAGTCGGTCACGTGCAAGCGCGTCACTCTTAGCTCGCCAATTTCCAGCCGCTTGATCTTTGCGCGGCCGACGACCAGCCGGCCAATCGCTATGAATCCGATCGCGACCGCGCTGAGCGCTACAGCGCCTACTGCAATTGCGCCGATGGATTGCGCGCCCACAGCGAGCGCGCGAATTGCAATGGGGCCGAACTCTCCTCGTACTTCCTGGATTTCGTTTGATTTCATCTCGATAGCTCCGCGCTGGTCACTTCAACGTAGCTGCAGTTCGATAGTCCGCCACGTCGCCATTTTCCAGAAATATGAACTTGCCGGTGATTCTTTGCCGCTTCAGTGAGTAATTTTGTTTCGTGCTTCGGCGCACCCAGCCAAACCGTCGATCCTGCGCTGCGAAAGTTAAACATGATCTGCGGCGTACACGGTTCACCGGGAAACAGCGTTACCGAGCCGACCTGGTCGAACCGCAACCCGGTCGGCACGGCCCTCACCTGCGGCGTCGGCTTCTTTATCTGCGCGCACCCGGCCATACCGACCAAAGCGGCTCCTGTGATGACCCAATTTAGTAAGAATTTTTTCATATCGACGATCGGAATTTTTGGCTGGCGGCATCTATCGCCGCGCTTCGAGCAGGGCGATGTTCAGGGCGTCAACCAGATCATCATCGGGATAGCGATAAGGTGCTATCTCGTCCTGCAGCAGGCGGCGGCTCTCTTCGAGATACTGCCCGACCGTGTCCAGTGCCGGCATCGGTCCTCCTTAGCCAGGAGTGACGACCGCCTGTGCCAGCGCCGTACCGTCGAGGACCTTGAAGCCGTAGACCTGAAGGCCGCGGAGCAACTGGCCGAACGTCATCTCCGAACGCAGCGTCTCAACGTTGTTGATCTGGGACGCGAAGGTGAGCGCATGCTGGGTGCCAGCATAGATCACCCACTCGCCGGTCGCCAGCGGGGCGCCGGTAGGCAGCAGGTTCGACACGTAGATCGTGAAACGATCGACCATGCCAAGCCGGCCATTCCTGAGGATCGAGACGTTGTCGCCGGTCAGCGACGCATCGCGCAGCTCCGACATCTTGATCTGCGAAGAGACCCATGCCGGCAGCACGACCCAGCGACCAGTCTCAGGCACGTTCTGCTCGTCGAGCACTTGCCCAAGACGAACCAGGAGGTCGACGATCTCGACCTTGCCCGCGGTGCCGGCCGGGTTGCGCGCCACGACCTGCAGCGGCGTGCCGGAGATGCCAAGGTTGATGTTCGCCGAGATCTTTCCGGCGGTAGCACCCTTGTTTTCGGCAGCGGCCTGACCGAGCAACCCCCTCAGCACCTCCTGATCGACGACGATCTTGAACTGCTGGGCGGCGTCGTCCGACCACATGTTCATCATGTTGAGGTCAGCCTGCACCTCCATGACGTCGTCGAGGATGAGGTTGAAGTATTTGCCATGGTCGATTGGCAGCTCGAGTATGTTGGACGCAGGGCGCTGGATCTCGAGCAGACCATCAGCCTTGTAGTCCTTGATGGTGATCGTGGGCTTGGTCCGGATGATGACCTTGTCGCCCTTGTTCTTGATCTCACCTTCGTAGTCGGTGTTGCTGATCGCTGCGAGCACGGTCGACGCGTAGAACTTTTCGACCAGCTTGGTCGACCACAGGATAGGGATGAAGGTATTGGAGTACGCCGGGTTCGGCGTAGCTGCGCCAGTTGGGTAGATAGGCGGGACTGTACCGGCACCCGCAAGCGGGAAGACCGGGGAGGTGGTTGTGAAGGCCATAGCGATCCCTCGCGTGAAGACGGTTAGACGATCCGCCCTTCATGCTGAGCTTGGAAGATGTCGGCTTCGATGGCTTGAGCCTCGGCCTCTCGGCCGCGGTATTTCCCCTTGCGCCTATCATCCGCAAACTTAGCAATCGAGGCTTGCGTGTAGACGGGTTTATCGGCGGGCACGGGCTGCGGCGCCGACCTGGCTCTACCGGGTGCCGCGAAATCCTCGAGGGAGGGCTGCCCGCTGCCGTTTCCGTTGGCTCCGTGGCCGTTGGAAAGAGGGGGCGCTGCTGGCCCTGGGCTCAGGGTAGATGGCGGGGTGCCGGTAGCCTCAGTCAAAAATCCCTTGAAGAAGGCTAACACTCGCCCGGCTTCCTGTCGAGTGAACGCCTCTTTCAGCATTTCATGACGCTGCTGGCCACTATAGGGATCAGGGTAACTGAGCCAGTGCAAAAACGCCGGATGGTGGTTGATCTCCTTCCAGTTCGGCACTTCCTGATACAGCGTCGCGTACATGCCGCGCTTCTGGGTTTCCTGGATATTCTGGCCGATCGCTTCCTGCCCAGTCTCGAGCCGCTTCAACCGCTGATCGAGCACAGCCAGCTCGGGCGAGTAGACTTCGCGCGCACGTCGGCCAACGACGTCGAAGAACTCCTCGCCGTAGTCGGTGACCTCCTCATCCTTGACGTAGCGCTGCGGCGTCGGCGGCTGCACAGGCTGCGCCGGCGCACCGGGACGAACGCGCATGGTGCCCATACTTTGTTCAAGCTCGGACAATCTCCGCGACAGCTGCGCGTTGGCATCGAGCGCCTGTTGCAGTCGGCCGGCAGTCGAGCGAGCGCGTTGCTCCCACGTATCCTCACCGGCAGGTTCCTCCAGCGGCAGCTCGGGCTCGTCGTCGGGCCCTGGCTCGTCGTCTCGATGCTCTTCGCCCTCCGGAGGTTCGGGAAGCGCCATCTGGTCACGGATCGCGTCGGCCTGCGCTATCTGATCGCGAACCTGCTTCGGTAGCTGTGGCGCAAAGCGTTGATCGGGAGAAACAGTAGCTGGAGGTGGCGCGGCTGGTACCGGCTGCTGCTCAGAAATCGGTTCGTCGACCATAGGTCTTTCCTATTTTTGCATCCTGCATCTTCCGGTGCAGTTCAGGTGCGTTCGTGAAGATGCTGGTCAGCTCACGCACCGCGAGCGCCATACCTTGGCCCTTGAATAGCACATCCGGAGCGCAGTCTACGATCCTAGCAGTCTGCTCTAGCTCGTAGGCGCGCATTGCTTCAAGGAACTGGGTCCAGGCATCGGAAGCCTCCCCACGCAGCAGCATGGCTGCGCTGACCAGATCCTCCTTTGCCTGTTCCTTCACGACCAGCCGAACCCCTTGGTCAGCGACGGGAACATGCCGGTCGAGCCAGCCTTGGTCTGCTGCAATCCCTGCAGTCCACTGCCAAACCCAGATGTTGGTTTGACGAAGGCGCCACCGAGCCGGCCGAGCGCTGGAACTGCCGGCCTGCCGAACATCGGCCCACCGCCGAATGCGACGCCACCGGCTGGCATCGGAGCTCTGCCCGGGACGCCTACTGGCATGCGCGGCGCCATCTTGACCGGCATTATCGGTTTGGCACCGCCAAACGCTGCACCAGGCCGCGGCGCGACGCGCGGGCCTGCTGGCACACCAGCTCTTGTCGCCGCCTGCAGCTGCGCCTGTTTTGCTGCAAAAGCGTTCGCTGTGTTGTTCAGCGCTGCCCGCTGCGCCAGCTGCTGCAATCCACCCGGTCGGGGCATAGCTGCTACTGGCCGCGGCGTTGGACGTACTGGTGCTGTTCCAGCCACCGGTGGGCCCGGCATTGGAGTTGGGGCCGGTACCGGCTGAGGTGTCGGCGTCGGTGTCGGCGTGGGTGTCGGTGCACGCTGACCGACAAAGCCGGCACCAGCGACCGGCGCCTGCAGACCCAGTTCCTTCATGCGCTGTCTGGCATCAGAAATTGCCATTGCTACCTCCTCGCTGCTTCTCGAGCTCGAGCAGTTCGAACAGTCTCGGCTTCGCGACCTCGGGCTTTACCGGCGTCACCTTGGCGTAATCGTTGATCGTCACCCCGGGTTTGGCGAGGTTCTCCAGCGCCTTGCGCGACGGCAGCTTGGTTGAGATCTGGGTCGGGATCATTTGAGCTTCTTCGCCCGCGTCCGCTTCAGCTGCTTCATCGGGTCGCGTTCGCGCTTGTCGCCCAGCGAGCGCAGCTCACGGATTGGCAGCGTGTCGCCAACCGACAGGTTCAACTCCTGCGTCGGCAGCTTCGCCTTAGTTCCGGGACTAGGTTTGATCATCGCTTTCGAGGTGGACGACACCGCAGCTTCAGATGCCGGTGCCGCACCACCTCGATTGCCCAACGCACGACCCTTCTGGTAGGCCAGTCGGGCAGTGCCCTGACCGCTGGTCTTGGGGACCTGCGAACGCGGGTTCCTGGCCATCAGGACTACTTCGCGTAGGATTTACGCGAGCGGGTCTGAGTGGTTGCGGATACGCCGGGCTTCTGCGCCGACACGGTCTGAGCCCCGTACATCTTGCCGGACGGACCGGCCTTGATCTTCTGAGCGCCAGCACCGCGCTTGCTGCTCGACTTTCCTTTGGCCATTTCGGTTCTCCTATGCTGGCCCTTGAGCCGGGTTGGGTGGCGTACCCGGAGCAGCACCCGGCGTCTGCCCGACCACGTTGGTTTGCGGAGCCTGAGGCGCGCCGGTAGCGCCGCTCTGCGGGGGGAGTGCAGGCTGCTGTTCCGACGCGCCGGGAGCCGCGAGCGCGCCAGGAGCGCCGCCGGGCCCACCTCCCTGCATCGCTGCAATTTCCTCGTCGGGCGGCACGATCTGCTCGCCGTCAAGGCCGATCCCGTCAGCCACCGAGCGCAGCACGTTCGCACGGCCCCGCACGCCGGTGATCTGACTATCGATCGGGTTGGCAGTGATCTGCAGGAATTCGAGCTGACGCTGACGCTGCGTCTCGCGCTGCATGGCGACGTTGACGCCCAGCACGTCGATCGACTCGTCGCCGCGCAGCGTGCCGGTGCGATCGGTCAGCATGACCATGTCGTAGAGCTCACTGATCGCCGGCTCGATGATGTCGCTGTCGATGTTCGCCGCCACCGTCTGCAGGATCTTGGCTGCGTTGCCCATCAGCATCGCTAACCCAGAAGCCGTGCGACCAGCGCCGCCAGTGCGTTCAGAGCCAGTAACGTAGCGAGGTATGGCAGAAAGCTCATCGGCGATCTGCGTGAACTTCTCGTAGACGACGAGCAGCTCCTGCGCGTTGGAGTTGGGCTGGAAGAAGATGATCGGCTGCTGGCCGTTGTTGGAACCGAGCGGGTCAGTGGTGACGTGCCAGCGCTTCCATGGGTAGAGATCATCGCCATTCTCGTTGTCAGCGACTCGATCGTCGTTGACGACCACTTGCGGCCCAGACGCAATCGACATGTTGTTGACGAGAGAGCGCAGCGCAGCATTGGCAGCCTCACCGACGTCAGCAAGGATGTCGGGAAGGGCGTTGCCGACGACAGTCCCAGGGACCTTCTCGAACGAGGTAACGTAGTAGGGCGCCCGCTTCCTCAGGCTGGGCGACAGCTGCACCTTGATGACGTAGCGGCCGATCTTGTAGGCGTCGACGAAGTAGTCCTTCTCGGGGTCCGGCACCTTCGCCGGGTCCATGCCCTGCTCGAGCAGCAGCCGGCCCTGCACGTAGCCGTGATACTCGATCATATCGAGCATCCCGGACGTGTTCATGCGCGGGTCCTCGCGGCTTTCCATGACGGACCGCGGCGTCTCGGCGGTCGATGCCTGCACCTCGACGTAGCCAGACTGCCCGTACCAGTGCAGCACCTCGCGGATCGCTGCCTCGTCGTAGCCAGGCACGCCGATGACGTCGTTCAGATCGGCGCGCGTCAGCCGCGATCGCTCGACCACCGCCGAGTCGGCGATGTTGGAGCTGCCCGGCGTCCACCACACATCGTAGGGCGACACCCGATACCAGCGCATCACCGGGCGCGTGGTTATCTGCGCCTTGCCCTGAACCCAGGTAACGCGCGGCTCCATGCGCACGACCGGTCCCTTGATGCAGCAGAACGGGAACAACGGCACGTCGATCAGCGCAGCGCCGAGCGCATCGTAGAAGCCACCCTCGACGAGGATGTCGTCGAGCTTCTGGAACGCCGCCTCGGCTTCCTGCCGAGCTTTCTTGATCGACGCCCGCCGCGCGCTCAGCAGCAGCGCGCGAGTGCGGTCGCGCACGGCATTGGGGTCCGGCTGGTCGCCCAGCCGCATGGCATTGGCGACTTCGACCTGCACGAGATTGCCAATCTCGCCGGCGATCTCGTCGGGCAGCTTCGGGTCGGGCGTCGGTTTCAAGCCCCACGGCTTGTCGACGTTGAGGTAGATGTCCCGCAGAAGCGAGGTCGCGCCGCGGCATTTGGCGGCGATCAGGCGCGCGTAGATCTCGGAGCCACCGAAGCGCCTGATCTCGGAAAGCTTGGTGGCGTCGTACTGGCCGGAGAACACGCGCATGGCGTTGGTCAGCCGGTCGGTCCACCCTTGCGCGCTGTCACGGTGGCGCACCATGCGGCCGAGCTCGTTGTCGATGAAGGCGGCAAGTGAGGTGGTGAACTGTTCCGACTGGCGAAGCTGCTCCTCGGCGACGACGCGTTCGGTGGCCTGTCGAGCCTCGGTCTCGATCAGTTGGGTGGGGCTGACGAGTCTCAAACCTGCAGCCAAAGCCAAAATCTCCGGATTGCCAACGTATTACGCCGCGTTTCCAATTACGTCCACCCCGCTGCCGAGACGCGCGAACCCGGGCGCTTGGCGGGTTTCGGTTTGATCTTCTTGGCGATGTAGTTGACCAGCCCGCTGTTGATCGACAGGCAGATGTACTGGAGATCGTCAGCAACGTCCGACCACGGGTGGGTCTTGTCGGGGTAGGGCTTGGTGAGCCCACCTTGCGTTTTCGAGTAGCGGTAGAGCCCGTTCATCGCCTTGACCAGCATCGGGCAGCGGGTTTCGTCGATGCGCAGCGCCGGCCCGCCGTCGCGCTGCTGCAACAGCAACGTCTCGACGGCGTTGATCCTCGGGTCGAGGTTGTTGGTCGAGGCAGGAAAGGCTGGGATGCCAAGCCGCCGCATGACATCGAAGTTGTTCTCCTCCAAGATATCCGACTTCGACACACCGCTGGGATCGCCGACGGCGGCGAACATCAGGCCGGCATAGCGCTCGTGGTAGAGCCTGGGCTTCAGGTTCACGGTGATGTGCAGCTCCAGCCCGATGTCTTCGGCGATCACCTCCTCCAGCACGTTGATGCGGCCGGAATAGTCGAGCTGGGCGATCAGGCTGCACGGGCTGCGGCCGAAGTCCTGGCCGATCAGCAGCGGGTAGCCGAGCACCGGGTCGAGCGATTGTTTCACGTGAAACGCTCTGCGGAACGAGCCGCGGAACACCGCGGCACCGGAGGGATCGGCGCCGTATTTTGCATGGACGTAGCGATTGACCCAGTCGGTGTTGTGGCCGCGCGCCAGCCGCTCGTAATAGGTCCTGCCCTGCGCGCGACGTGCCGGGTCCGACGGATCGAGCTTCAGCGTCTCGGGGGTCTGCAGCAGGTATTCGAGGTTCTCGGCATCCGCTTCGAGCCCGCCCGGCTGCCAGAAGATCTGCCAGTCGGGAGGCCGGTCATCCTCGAACAACCGCCACCAGTCCGAACCATCGGTTGGCGCGTTGGTGTCGCCGATGAGCCCAAACCACGACGCACCTCCCTCGGCCGCTGAGGGGTAACGCCCACATCTGCCTGCTATGGCGGGCACGAGGTCTGGGCTCATCTCGATCGCTTCGCTGAGCCACGCACCGGTAAGCTGCATCGAAAGCAACCGACGCTGGTCCTCGGGGTCTTCCAGCGGGATCAGAAACCACTCGCTGTACACATCACCGAACTCGACGATAACCAGCTTGTCGCTGACACGATAGTGGGTAATTGGCCTGAGCCAGCTCAGGATATCGAGCAGCACGGTCATCCTGAGCTGCTCCAGCGTCTGTCGCACGATCGCCCAGCGGGTGCGCCTGACGCCGTCGGGCCCGGGCGCCTGCGCCGCCGAGTGCTTGAGCAGCTCAAATATGCAACCAGTGGTCTTGCCGGAGCCGACAGGACCGACGATGAAGCGCGCGAACGCCTCGCTCTCCATGAACTGGCCGATGGTCGGCGGGGCTAGATAATCGATCGATGCCATGGATGCTTCCGCCAGAAACGCCGCCAATTCTCGGCGATGACGAAGTTCCTGGGAAGAGTGAGGTTGCGGCGCACCGCGTAGAGGAAGCGGCGCTGATTGCAGCGCACCGAGAAGATCGGCCGCTTCATCCCTCGATCGTCAGCTCGGCCGGATAGGCGGGGGCCGGGGGCTGGCGCACCACGGTGGCGTCGATGGTGACGGGCGGCTTGGCTTTCGAGGTGATGATGTTGATGGTCACGCCAGCGCCGGTTGGAACGGCACCGGCCTGATTGTCCAGCTCGCCGAGCCTTGCGAGGAACTTGCCTGCCTCGACGCGCTGGGCCAATGGGATGAGCGGGTCGTTGATCGCCGAGATGAACACCTCCAGCGTGCTCTCCAGCCCGGTCTGCGCCTTGACGCGGACGCGCTCGCGGGTGTTAGCCGCGCTCTGCCAGTCGCGCTGCATCCCCGACAGGATGTGCTGGAAGCGCGGGTGCTGCTGGATCTGCTGCCACTCCTCGTCGGAGAGGCGATGCAGTGCAACGATCTGCTCGACGTCGAAGATGTCCTGCGCGATCTCGCGCGCCAGCGTGGCGAAGTCGACGGCGAAGATGGTGCCTGGATCAGGGCTTGAAGTCATGCCACTCGATCGCCCCGGGTGGTGCGCGTAGCCGCTCCCGGGCGCCGAGCTCGGCGCCTTCGTCGAAGTCACCGGCCGACGGCGGCGTGAAGCTCTCAGGGTCAGGGACGACACGCGGCTGCTTGGCGTAGTCGTTGGGACTGCCGCGGCGCAGCGCCTTCATGAGGATCAGGAACGCTTCCTCGAACTTGGTGTGCGCCATCGAGCACAGGCGGGCATCGGCAAACCCGGACGTCGCCAGATCGGCACACTCGCGCTCGAGGCGCATCTCCATGACCTGGTAATGGCTAGCTAGCTCAGCCTTGGCGTCTTCCAGCGTGGCGCAGCCCTTAGGCAGTCGCATCGGCAGCTCCATGGGACGGCATGGGCTCGGCCGGGCTGAACGGACGCACATACTCAGGCGCTTTGGCCACGCGCCGCCTCGGGATGAACAACCGCTCGAAATCCTCCTTCCACCAGACGTCGACCATCTCCTCGGGGTCGAGCCCATCGATCAGTGTGGTCAGCTGGCGCACGATGTAGTCGCCGACGCGGGCTATTCTGTCGCCGGCAGGGGTCGGCACTCTCAGCGCCGGGCCGGGGTCGAGCTTGCGGTAGTCGTCGTAGTGCACCCACGCAATCCAGTCGCGGTTGACGAAAAGCGGTGCTTCGGCGACGCGGCCATGGAACTGCCACGCCTCGACGATGTGGACGCGGCTCTCGTAAGTCAGCACTGAAGTTGGCCCTGAGGGCGCGGCAGCCGGCACCGGTCGATTGGGGTCGTCCTTGGGCGCCTCGCGCTCCAGCGGCTCCTGGCCGGGGTTGAGCGGCTCGCCTTGATCATCCTCGTCGCCGTCGGGTTCGTCAGGCTCAGGGTCGGGGGGTTCGGGCGCCTTCGAAGGCGGCTTGCCCGCGGTGCCGGCCGCAGCGACCAGCGCCGCGTTGTCCTCGGGGTCTTCGAAAACCACTCGTGCACGGGGTCGCGGCATCATCGCCTCGCTACTTTCGTGGGTGCAGCAAACGCAGTCGTAGCCGGCTTGCGGCTGGGCACGCCGAGCTCAGGCTCGGGTGTCGGTGGGGTCATCAAACCAAGCTCGATCGCTTCACGCTCGATGACGCCCAGATAGAGATCGATCGCCCGGCGCACGTGCTCCTGGATGGAGATCCCGGTCCGCGCGCGGGCGGCGTCGAGTCTCACCTTCTGGCCGACGGCGACACGCATGGGCAGCGGCGTCAGCTCGCGTCTGGCGCTGGGTGCGTTGGCGGGGGTCTTCTTGACGGCTGCGTCCATGGGAGCATGAACCTAGTGCGTTACGTTTGGTTTTTCAACCGGGATTTTTTGGGCGGTATTCCTGGAACAGTGTGTTACTTCGGTTTTTAAGAATTTCTGTTACGGCAGGCAGTAAAAAGGTGCGGCGGGGCGGGGGGGCGTTGGCCATGGTGGGGGGTGGGGGTAGTGGCCTTTTTAGTGCCGGAACTAAGGCCTAGAGCAAATTACCCTAAATTCTGACAACTCTAGTATGGGGCGGCGGAATGCCAAACCAATAAACTCCGGCTTAGTTCCGGAACTAAAGCAAAGGGCAATACAATGGCAACTTCTCCTAAGACGGCTGCAACCAAGGTGGCGACCAAGGGCAGCAACTCGCTCGGTCAGTTCGAAGCGCAAGTCAAGGAACTGGCAAAGCAGAGCAACGACAACGCGTTGGAAGGCGGGCGCATCCAAATGCGTCTCGGTCTACTCTACCGCACTGCAATCGTGAGCGGCGGCGTTGAGGATACGCCAGCGAACGCAACGCAGTTCGCGACATGGTTCGATAGCAAGCAATCGCCCGTGTCGGCCGGCGTCTTCTCCTCGAAGCTCCGGAGCTTCGCGCATGCCGACGTCGTCAAGGCTTTCCCCAAGGCGGACTATTCCAAGGTGGAAGCCTACGTCAACGCCACGAAAAAGGCGGATCGCGGCGGCCGTTCGCTTTTCGACAGCTGCTATGCCGTCAATTCGGCCGTGAAGAAAACCGCGAAGGAAAAGCCGAACGCTACCATCGCAGTGACGGACGCGTTCATCAAGGCGGCCACGCCGGCGAAGGCGAAGGCGACGCCGGCTGCGACGGCCACGCCGGCTGCGAAGGCGAAAGAGGCGATCGACGAAATCAAGTCGGCGATCAAGCTGTTCTCGACGTCGGCCGTGCTCAAAGCGGCGAAGCTAACCGCTGCGCAGCAGAAGGCGCTCGACGCGATCGAGAAGGCATTCGCTTGACACAACCAGAAGGCGAGGCGCTTCGGCGCCTCGCCTTTCGGCGTTTTGTGTACCGTTGCCCTGGCTCTGGCTTTGGCTGGAGCTGGGGCCACTGTCATTTTTAGTTCCGGGGACTAAGTACCACGGGCCTAGGGTAATGATACCCAAATGCATATTTGCAAATTTGCGTTCACTAATGAAAACAAGGAGTTAACGGCAATGGTAACACATTATTTGCCCAGCTCAAAAACCCAAAACTACCAATTACGCCACCGTTCCCCCGTAGGGGGAACGGCAGGGGAGCTCTTAATTGGTCTAATTTGTATTATTTGTATCAGTTTAAAACGTAAAACCCTAATGCGCGGGCGCACGTTATACGCGCGGGCACATAACGCGCGCGGAAAATGCCTATCTCCCGTTTTTGGCAGATACAAATAATACAAATTAATGCCGAAATCGACCTTAACCCCTTGATTTCATTAGATCCTAATTTGTAGTTTTAACTTGCAGGAGGACGAATGCAGTACGTAACATGAGCGCATAATCGCTGCAAATTAGGCTCAAAATTGAGTATCCTGAGCTAGAAAAACGGTATATCCGTAACATTCCAGTTAAATAAGGACATGCGAATGCCGTTAGTACCGGAACTAACCGACATCCTCACCACTCACAAACGTGCCGAATGGCTGCTTATGGGAGCGAACCAACACGAATTGGTCGCTGCCGCTCTACGCCAAATGGCCACCATAATCACCCACGAACAGGAGAAAAAGCCAGTGCCGATCTCGCAGAAAGACCCCGACATGCCTCCGTCACGCGCATACACGTTACGCATATCACCACGGCGCGCACACAACTTCTCATACCCATTCAACCTCGGTGAGGACATCGACGAGGCCCGCATCCGCGCTGTCGAATTATGGCATCGCTTCAACAACGAACCCTACGACAAGCGTGCGCCGGCGGGACTCGATGCCGTCTCGATCTACCGCGTCGACGCCAAGGGGCTCGACCGTTTCATCGACAAGTGGGACGGCGAGCTGTGGTCGTCTGCCAAGCCACGGGGGACCCGTCGATGATCAGGATCGGGCTTTTGTGGCGGCGCTTTGGCCAATTTGCTTTTGTGGCGGCGCTTTGGCCAATTTGCTTTTGTGGCGGCGCTTTGGCCAATTTCGAGTCCGGCT